ATCATCAGACCCTTCTTCATAAAATGGAAAATCCGATGGTACATCCTTGGCCTTCCTGAAATTATAAGTAACTGGCCGCAGATCGTTGATAAAAGATAATCCTGCCGCAGCAGTTTCAATATTCTCTTTCAATCGTTCATCCGAAGCCGCAGTCCAAGATGTTGTTGAACCATCCAAAGCTATAGACAGAGTTCCAGAAGACTGTCCAAACTTTACACTGTCATTGGCACCACTCGTTATGTTTCGGCCAATAACAATCTGACCCTCTGCGCCTGATGCACTAACATTCACGCTCTGACCAATCAATACGTTATAAGAACCAGTTGTTAAAGCCGCTCCTGTAGCCTGCCCCAAACTACAATTTGCATTACCTGTCGTCACAGCATCTAAAGCAGATTTACCTATGGCAGTATTATTACTTGCATCGCTATTTGCTGTTAGAGCACCATACCCAAAAGCGGAGTTGTTATCACCGGTTGCCAGTTTCAGGGCATCAAGTCCGACCGCTGTTCCATTCGTTCCGGTGGTCATTGAAGATAAAGCAGCCTGACCTACAGCTACATGACCCGAACCAGTAGTGACAGCACCCAAAGAACTCCGTCCGACTGCGACTAACTGCGTTCCCGTTGTGCAGGCATCCATCGATGACTCGCCAATAGCAACATTGCTACTGCCCTCGTTCACAAGCAAAGCGTGCTTACCTATAGCAACACAAGCCTCGCCTGTTGTCAGCGCACTAAGAGCCGACTTACCCATAGCAACATTATCAGCCCCCGTCGTGATGGCGTCACCTGCGTTGGCTCCAATAATAGTGTTTCCACTTGACGTTGTTGCCGCAGCACCAGCACTTTTACCGACAAATGTGTTTGATGCCCCCGTTGACAAGACCACCCCAGCAGAAGACCCGATAATCGTATTCGATGCGCCCGTGCTTACAGCCACACCTGCTTGGTAACCAACTGCTGTGTTGTCATTCGCGGTAGTGACTTTAAGTGCCTCAAAACCTACAGCCGTACCTGTCGTTCCGGTGGACATCGTAAGTAATGCTGAAGAACCCACTGCCGTATGACCTGATGCTGTACTGACAGCACGTCCGGACTTCAATCCGAGAAAAGTATTATTAGCCCCCGTCGTTACAGCTTCCCCGGAATAAGCTCCCACGGAGACATTACCGGCTCCTGTCGTATTAGCTGTTAGGGCATTCTTACCAACAGCCGTATTATCATCGGCTCCGCTGGCATCCAAAGCATAAGCTCCGACCGCTGTATTACCTCCTCCCGTGGCAACCAATAAAGCAGATGACCCTACTGCCGTGTTATCGCTGCCAGTTGTTACTGCACCTAATGCGTTATCACCAATCGCGACGTTATCAGACCCGGTGGTCATGGCGTCACCTGAATAAGCACCTACTGCGGTGTTATCAACTCCACTGGTAAGAGCAGTTAAACAATTTCTGCCAACAGCAACATTGTCGTCTGCTTCGGTGGCTGTGGACAACGCATTGTTTCCTATCGCAGTGTTGCCGGTTCCGGTGGTGTTGGCATTCATTGTGTTTCTGCCAAGCGCCGTGTTTCTGGCCCCGGTCGTATTCGATGCCAAACAATCATCGCCAACAGCGACCAATAAACTACCCGTGGTGTTGGCAAGCAAAGCATTTGACCCGACAGCGGTGTTCTGACTTGCCGTGGTGTTGGCTCCTAATGCGTTGTCACCTATGGCGGTGTTGTCGGAGCCTGTTGAGCTTGCGTCTAGGGCTTGATCTCCCACCGCAACATTGTCCGTGCCGGTGGTATTTGCTGCAAGGGCAGAATATCCAACCGCCACATTATTTGATGCCGTCGTGTTCGCTGTTAGAGCATTTCCGCCCACCGCAACATTATAAGAACCTGTCGTATTGGCATCTAAAGAATGATTGCCGACAGCAGCATTCATTGTTCCAGTTGATGTTAGAAGCAGTGCGTTTTGCCCAACTGCCGTATTAGAAGCTCCGGTGGTTACCGCGCTGCCAGCGTTTACACCAACGGCTGTGTTTCCATCCGCGGTCGTATTGGCATCTAAGGCGGCGGCACCAACAGCCGTATTTCCTGCACCTGTGCTGTTTACCAAAAAAGCACCTGACCCGACAGCCGTGTTACTGTCTGCCGTGGTAGTGGCCCCACCTGCGTTGTTTCCGATGAAGGTGTTGTCGGAACCTGTACTTACAGCGTCCCCAGCTGCATAGCCCACCGCCGTGTTGTCATCTCCCGTACTTATAGCTGTACCAGCTTCATCACCCACGACCACGTTGTAATTGCCGCCAGAGGCTATGCTGTTACCTGCGTTGACACCTGCTCTGAAGTTAGAGGTTCCGGCTGAAGCGGTGATGATGTCTGCGCCATCTGCATACGTTACGTCTGCGGCAAAATTTACGGCTCCGTCTACGTCTACGATATCTAGGTTGCTTGTGCCATCTATATCAATGTCGCCTGAGATATCTAGCGAAGCGCCTGTTAGGACTCCTGCAACAGCCAGCGTACTGGCCATGTCTACAGCGCCATCAATGTCTACGACATCTAGATTAGCGGTGCCATCCACGTCAATGTCGCCAGCAACGGTCAGCCCAGCAGCACCGACTAGCTTTAAGTCATCGGCAGATTCGTCCCAGAGCATGTATGCGCCTGAAGTAGCCCCGAAGAACTTAACGTCGTAGCCGGTGTCATCGATGCCAACGGTGATCGTTCCGCCTAACTCAAGGTCTTCTAAACACTCATAGACAATCGCTCCAGACCCTGCCCCATCTGTCGAAACGATTTTTACTTGCCCTGCCGCGATGATGACATTCGCTCCACTTCCTTGCGTAAAGGTCAGGGCGTAGCTTGTCGCGTTCCTAACAATCCATGTGTGGGATACCGTATTAGGGGCAAGCGTGACTGTGCAAGCCTGACCACCGCCCGTAAGTCGTAAAAACGTACAACGGAATCCGTCAGTAGCTCCGTCTGCCATTGTGATGGTGTGGGTTGAAGCATTTGCTATAACCTCTGTCCCTGCACCCATCGCTTCGCCTATAAGCTCGTACTGCGTATTTACGCTTGTGCCCCAAGTTCCCGACTCATCGCCGGTAGCGATTTCTTTTAATCTAAGATCATTTACATAAGTTGCCATTTTAAGCTACCTTTTTCCATTCAGGAGTCTGATCACTGTCTACCGAACTCCAGCTAGGTGTTTGTGACGTGGATACAGATGACCAGGAAGGGTCTTGAGTGGTCGAAACAGCAGACCAGCTTGGTGTTTGTGTTGTCGAAATTGCGCTCCAATTCGGCGTCTGATCCGTATCAACCACATCCCATATAAGAATTGAGGTGATTTCGCCGGTTGCAGCCACTCCCTCTGGCGTAACATCCGCTGAACCGGTTGCCGTAATCGATCCATTGACGATATCACCCACAAGGCCAGTAATCGCCACATTGGCAATGCCTGTCGCTGTAACCGAACTAACTGCCGATGTACCTGCAAGCCCCGTAAGCGCAATTGTCGTACCACCTGCGCCAACCACCGTACCGACAGCGCCAGTGCCCGCAAGGCCCGTAACCGATACATTAGATACTCCAGTCGGCGTAACCGAGCTAATCGCCCCCGTGCCTGCGAGACCAGTGAGAGCAGCATTGGCACCTCCCGTGGCAGTGAGCGAATCAACTGCCCCTGTACTGGTAACGCCTGTCGGGTAGACATTGGCATCGCCAGTGACGGTTTCCTCGCCCAACGCAACCGTGGATGCTGTGCCGCTGACGCCGGTAATGGCATAGCCTGACGCCAGCAACGTGCCAACCGCGCCCGTGCCTGCAAGGCCAGTAAGCGCAATTGTAGCGCCACCTGTAGCAACCGGCGTACCAACTGCACCTGTACCCGCAAGGCCCGTAACCGCAACATTGGCAATACCCGTGGCAACCAGCGTACCGACAGCGCCCGTACCTGCAAGACCAGTGATTGCGACATTTGCCGCAGCAGTGACACTAACCGAGTCAACTGCGCCGGTACCGGCAAGACCGGTAAGATCGACAGAAATCGGCTCACCCCAAGTGCCCGATCCCCATGTACTGCGACCCCAACCATTGATGTTTGCCACATTTGTCTCACTACGCGATACGGATCACCGCATTACTGGCGTCCGCCGTTGGGAACGTGATCGTGAAACTGCCTGCCGTGCTGGTTTTATTCCCACCAAAATCAAACACCGCCACCGCCGGATCACCCGATGCTGAATCATTAAAGATCATGCAGCCTCGCGCCGTAATCGTACAGGTGCCGAAAGTTAAATCGGCAAAGTCCGTAAACGCCGTGGTCCCCGACGTGGTGGGGTCTATCCGCGTCAGGGAAGAACCCTTGGCCGTATAATTCGTACCCGTCGCTTCTTGAGAAGTGCTATATGCCGTGGTGGCAGCACTCATCGTGGCTGAACTGGTGTACAGCGCCAGATTGAACGTACTGCCGCCTGAGAGTAAAAAATTGTGCTTGGCTTCCATCAATTCTTTCTTGAAGCTCGTACACATTGCTTGCGTGATTGCCATCAGATTCTCCTGATTATCGCGGCCATATCACTATGACCTTGCTGTTCCAAAACATTCCCCACCGTGCAGATATGGGATTCAATCGCCTTGTGCATGTAATCCACCAGCACCGCTTCCACCTGCTTCTTGAACACATGCGCCTGTTGCCTAATCGGCTCGGGAGCCGTGTTGCTGATACTCACAATTTTGTTAGCTGCCATATATGCCCATTCTTCCGGGGTATGCCCACGGTAATGGGTAGTTTCGACCCCCAGATTGCCTACAGACGTGTCTAATTCAGCTTGAAACATCAGTAACTCGCCGGTTCCACAGGGCGTAACCCCGCTTGTTTAACTGGCTTCATATCGTCCTCACGCCCATGAATAGACACCACCACGCCCTCTTCCTGCTCGATGTTTGAGAATTGCGTGATCTTCAGATTACCGTCTTCAGCGTATACGACCGGCGGATTCTCCATCCGATGATAGCCGTACAAGCGTTTCTTTTCTGGAATATTGGTATCCAGTAACGGCGAACTTGGAGCCACGCCAACTTCCATGCCAGTCATCATGCAGCGCGCCAGCCAAAACTCACAGCAGGCTCGTCCCAATTCTCCAAAGTGCATGTTGGTTGTGTAGGTAAAATCTGCGCCAAAAACACTCAACCGCTTAACCTGCTTCCACATCGCAAACGCCAGTGCGTAGGAAATGGTGTTGTTGAAATAGCCACAGCCAAGGTCCGTAACGATCTCTTCCAGCGGGTACAGTTCTATTGCCGGAACCCGCTCGTCCAGTTCGCACGAATACACCGGGCATGTAAGTTTCGGCAGCGTCTTGCGCATCACTTCGGTTTGCCCCCCGGCATCCTCGGTTTCAAAGAACCGCGAAGCCGGGTCCATCATAAACACCCGGTCGGCGTTGACCACCGCACACATCGAGTTCACCGCCCACACCTCGTCGTATTCTTCGCTGTGCGTAATCGACAGGTGATAATCCAACTGGCTATGACCCAAGCCAAGCAACGCCACATGATTGAGTTCTTTAGCCATCAGGCTCGCATCGTCCTCACGGCGCCTCCCCTGTAACTGTCGGTGGTGTTGTAGCCTTCCGCCAATGTCTTCAGTTGCTGCACCGCTTCCTGATACCTGGCTTCGTATATCTGCATCAGTTCGGCCTCGCCTTTCAGGAATATATAAGACTCAACCAGGGAAGCATACAACAGGGCCAACTCGGCGTTATCACCGAGCCAACTGGTGCCGCTGCTGGCCGCCGTGATCGATTCGGGTTTGTAGAAATAATGCAGTTCAACGGTATAGCCGCTACCAGGCGTAGGCCCAAGAATGAACGCATCGTCATCAAAAATACCGTAATATTTCGGCACCCCGGTGGTGGATGACACCGGATAAGCCCCCCGGATAAAGTTCACATCCTTAAAAATCAGGTATTCATAGCCGCTGTTGTCCAGTGCCAGCGAATAAGGCGCGAGAAAATCAGTGGGCGTTGCCAGGTACGCATTGCCAGAAGTCATCGTGCCGCTGGTATTCTTACGAAAATCCGGCAGTTGCGCGGTTTTCAGAATACGGTTCTCGGCCTGGATGATGATCGTGCCAAGATCGTTCACG